GAAAAGGTCTACGAGTACATCATTAACCGTTTTGGAAAAGACAACACGGCATATATATTGACTACGGGAACTATAGCGGAAAAAGGAACGATTGATGAAATCGGCAGAGCATTTCATTACTACTGGAAAAAAGAAAACGAAGGCAAGAAAGAAACAGAGAGCCCATACCATATTGACCGAATGGCTCGAATAAAAGCCGAGTTTGAGAGCGACACGGAGGAGACAAGACAAAAGTATGAAGAGATATTCTATTATTTCGACGGGCTTCTTGGCGTCGTGATTTCTCAAGGAATCCATCCTGCCGGAATGGTGGCGAGCCCGGTTACGTTACCAGACAACTACGGCACATTTTGGAGCGGCGAAAAAAGAGTAACTTCAATTAACATGGAGGAAATTCACGAGGTTTCCCTTGTGAAGTATGACATTCTGGGGCTTAAAAACATCGGGGTCATCAGAGATACGTGCAAACTGGCCGGACTTCCGTATCCGAAATCGCACACCATTGACTGGAATGATTCCGCCGTATGGGAAGACGTTATAAAGTCGCCGGCAGGTCTATTCCAGTTTGAATCACCGTTTGCGTTTGATAGTCTGAAGAAGTTTGAGCCACGTAAGATTAACGATATGTCTTTGGTAAACGCAGCAATACGTCCTTCAGGAGCATCATACAGGGATAGGCTGTTTGCTAAGCAAGTAAACAAAAACCCATCAGAAATAATTGATGAGGTACTAAAAGATAATGATGGGTATTTGTGTATTGGTGAGAATGAAGATATTTGTACACCTACGGGCCCGGTGAAAATCAAGAATATTTTGGTTGGGGATAGTGTATATACACATAATGGTATTAGGAGAGTTAAGGGGAAATTTGATAATGGCGTTCAAGACGTATATGCGCTTAGGTTTTTAGGAAGAGAGATAAAACTGACAAATGCGCACAAAGTATTGACACATAAAGGGTGGTTGCCACTGTCTCAAATTAGTGTTGGGGATAGTGTTGCTTACCATCTCGGGAATCAATCAAAAATAACACATAACGAATCTTTGTTAATGCTTGTCGGGTGGTTACTTGGCGATGGCGGATTGACAGTATCAAATTGTATTAAGTTTACAAATCAGAGTTATGATGTGACTTTAGCTTTTAGAAGGGCTGTAGAGGCGTTCGATCCATCGTTAACAACGTCTATTACCAATAGAACTTCAAGAGTGAATAAGCTAGATTTATTTCTTAGTGAAGTGAGGTTTGTAAAAAACTCCAAAAAAGCGAAATCGCTCACTTTAAAGCTCAGAGAGCTTGGCTTGAAATACGACGAGGGCGGTGGATGTGCTGCAACTGAGAAGTTTATACCTGATTTTTTGTTTGGGCTTAGTAAGGAGAGTTTGTTGATATTTTTAGGCGCATATACAGATACTGACAGTAACCTGCCAAACATTAGCACCCCTTATCTTACTTATAAGACAGCATCAAGTAGACTGGCGTATGGACTTCAAGAGATTATAAGACTAATTGGATACTCAGCAAACGTAAGCAAGGCGGAAAACGCTTATCATATTGGTGTTAACTCGGCTAGAGGATTACTGCTTGAATTGCACCAACACAGTTACAAGGTTAGGCGTAGGTGGGAAGTTGATAGGCTTACAAAAAGTAACAAGATAATATACGGAGGGAGAGTTTTAAGGCAATATGTTATAGACTGGGTGGTTGAAAATAAATTGTGTAAAAAGGATGTATGGCGAAATACCGGTGTCCAGCTGTGCGCAAAACATAAGTATATTGCCGCGAGTGCCGTAGAAAGGATAGCGTTATATTACTCTCTTAGTTACCCATTCGATATTAATCGTAATACGGAGTGGGTGGTCGTTGATGAAATATGTTATCAAGGTGCGTCTAATGTGTTTGATATAGAGGTTGAAGATGTTCATAATTATGTTTGTAATGGGGTGGTTGTGCATAATTGCTTCCAAGAAGACACCATTAAGTTCCTCAAAGACATCTGTGGCTTGAGCGGCAGCGAAGCGGACAACGTAAGAAGAGCAATAGGGCGTAAAGACGAAGAGCGCCTAAACGCCGCTCTCCCGCAAATTCTTGACGGGTATTGTGGGATGTCTGATAAACCCAGAGAAGTGGCTGAAGCGGAAGCAAAAGAGTTTATTCAGATTATCGAAGACTCCAGCAGATATCAGTTCGGACTTAATCACAGCACAGGTTATTCAATGATTGCTTACATGTGTGCTATGTTGCGGTACTATTACCCGCTGGAGTTTGTAACGGCTTTGCTGAATAATGCAGACAACGAAAGCGACATTATTTCCGGCACCGAGCTTGCTCAAATGAAAAAAATCAAAATCAAACCAATCCAATTCGGTTATTCAAGAGCGAAATATATGGCAGATAAAGAAACAAACTCCGTATACAAAGGCATCGAGTCAATTAAATACTGCAACACTGCCATTGGCGAAGAGTTGTATCGCATGAGGAATAAATTATATGAGTCGTTTATGGAGTTGCTATATGACATTAATGCTATTGATATAAACTCACGTCAAATGGATATATTAATAAAGCTAGACTACTTCAGAGTTTTCGGCAACAGCAAATACCTACTCAAGCTAAGAGATATATTTGATTATTTCAAACAAGGCAGCGCAAAGCATCTTAAAAAAGACAAGGTGAACGACCCGATTCTGAAAAGCATTATTGAGCGACACAGCAGACAAACTGAAAAAACTTACCTTGACCTTGACACACGAAGCATTCTCTATGAGGTTGAGCAGTATATGAGTGCGCAGGACATCAGGGACTTTTCGCTCAAAGACAAAATCGCGTTCCAGAAGGAGTTCCTTGGGTACATAGACATCCAGACCAACAACCCTGAAGACAAGAACAAACTCCTCGTCGTCTCTGTCACACCGCTTAAAAACAAAAACAAATCAAAAGTATGGGGTTACAGATATAAAACTGTTGCGCTTGCAACCGGTAAAAATTCAGAGATAACGATATGGGCAAGCGACTACGCAAGTAGGCCCGTTCAAGAGTTGGACACTATTTTTGTGAAGAGAGAGTGGCTTGAAAAGAAAGAGTGGAATGGGTACATAAACATCTGGGCGAATAACTATCGGATTATTGAGAGCGGGGTGGCGTAGCTGAATATTATCTACCGTATTTATTACGACTCGCCGGACGAAATAGAAGGGAGAGATATAGAATATGCTAACCAAAGACCAACGCGCCGCCATCCGTGCGCGGTGTGAGGCGGCAACGCTAGGGCCGTGGGAACTACTGCGGGTAAAGACCGTTGGCATAAATGGAGATTGGTTTTTGATTGATGAAAAAACAAGACTTGCAATAATCGAAAAATCTGATGCAAACGCCGATTTCATCGTCCACGCCCGTCAGGACATCCCCGCTCTGTTGGACGCGCTGGAAGACGCGGAAGCAGAAAATGAGGCACTATTTGAAACACACATAGCCCACGAAGCGGCAATCATGAGTAATTGCCAGTGCAACTACTGGAAACACCGCGCTGGGGCATCAGAGAAAGGACTAGATTATGGAGTCAGTAAAGAAGATATTTGATGAACTTCAAGCTACGAACGGTAAGAAAGAAAAAGAAAGCATTATAAGAGCAAATCAGGATAATCAAGCATTCAAGGATACATTACACTTCTTGCTTAACCCGTTTATTACAACCGGTATATCAGCTAAAAAGCTAAGTAAGCAAGTCCCACGGACAAGAACGCATTTTATAAATGGGTTCGCTGTGATGAAGTATTTACAGGAGAATAACACCGGTACTGATATGGTAATTGCCAGTGTTCAAGGGTTTATTAATCGACAGACCGATGATATGAAAGAATTTTACAGAGCCTTGTTTACCAAAAGCATACGCTTAGGTTGCGCAGCCAGTACAGTCAACAAGGTTTTAGGAAAAGGATTCATCCCTCAGTTTGAGGTGATGTTAGCGGAGAAGTTTATTGACTACATTAATATGGTCGAAGGAAGAGATTTTAGTGTTACTCTGAAGCTTGATGGTATTCGAGCGGTTGCCGTTAAAGATGGCGACAGCGTAAAAATATTTAGCAGACAAGGGCAACCGATAGAAGGATTAGTTGATATTGAAACAGAGTTACTTGGACATTATTTGCAAGATGTCGTTCTTGACGGCGAGTTACTCATCGCGGACACTGACGGAGTTCCAAGTAAAGTACAGTATAAAAAAACAACGAATATCGTTCGTAAAGACGGTGAAAAGCATGGGATAAAATTTAGAGTGTTTGACTACTTGTCATTATCTGAATTTACCAATCAGTTTTCAAAGAAAGCATATGTTGAACGCAGGACAGCGCTTGAGAGGGACTTCTCGCATATGGAGTATATTGAGGTTCTTCCCGTTCTATATTCTGGTAATGACATATCAAAAATATATGAAATCCTTGACAAGGCCAGAGCTGAGAGCCAAGAGGGTTGTATGGTTAATATGAATGATGCCCCATATGAGTTTAAGCGAACTAAGAATCTTCTCAAAGTAAAGACTATGCAGGATTGCGATTTGAGGATTGTAGGCTTCGAGGAAGGGCGAGGGAGGCTGTCGGGTACGCTTGGCAGGCTTAATGTTGATTATAAAGGGAATGTCCTTGGAGTCGGCTCAGGATTTAGTGATAAACAGCGAAAGTGGTTTTGGGATGATCAAGATAAGTTGGCCGGTCGCGTCATAACGGTTCAGTATTTTGAAGAAACAAAAGACAAAAACGGGAAACCATCATTAAGATTTCCGGTATATAAAGAACTGCGTGAGATAGATAAGGAGGTAAATTATTGAGATTTGAGTTTGAGAATTTTCTAAAAGACCGTAAAGAGGTCTTCTGTAATTATCGGTGCCGGCATGGTGACGGGAGAGTAGTTAATATAGTCGCCGAAGACTATGATGACGAGTGTAATAGATGTGGCGCTGCTATAAATAAAACTAAACCAAAGGTAAGTATTAACCCGTGTGATTACTGTGAAATATCTGAGTTCATCAGAGAAATTCGAGATTGTGACGTGGTTGTTGGATGATATTTTTCGACATGGACTCGCACTCATGCACCGTAGAAGTACATACAGGGAACCATGTTCAGCGAGAACAGATAAACGCACCCAAAATGATGCTTCAAGCCAAGTTTGTTCAGCTTATGGATATGGCTGGTCGAAGCCCAAGTCCAATGAAGGTGAAAATTATTAAGGAAGAAAAGGTCTGGGATCCATTAATCCAGACGCATAAACCCTTGGAAAATTTTATGGAGTTCAGAAATAATACTTGGGAAAGAGCATACAAACAGGAGGAAAATTTTGAAGAGTAATACATTACGAAAAGTATTGTCTAATATTCTATGGATATTTGTTTTCGGGTATATATTGATATGCTTAGCAATGTCTCCGTTATTGCTTGTTGAGGTAAACAAAGTACGTATAGAAGTAACCGCACTGGATACAAGAATAGACATATTAACAGATGAAGTCAGAACAATAAAAGAAGAAAATAATAAATTGCATGGATTGTTAGATAGAGCAAATAGTAGAGAAACAGTAAATTACGGAATTATGGATTTGAGTTATTCAAACCAAGACGATAATAAAGATTTGGAGTTCTTAGGTGAGTGGCGGATTACAGCTTATTGTTCATGTGAAAAGTGCTGTGGGAAATGGGCGAGTTCTAAATACAGACCGGATGGAATTGTCCGAGGAGCATCTGGGGAACAGCTTATCCCCGGCGTATCGGTTGCTGCGCCGGCATCGTTAGTGTTTGGGACATCTATTGAAATAGATGGGTTAGGAGAATATATCGTTCACGACAGGATGGCTCAATGGGTCATAAAGAAACACGGAAACACAATTGACTTATATATGGAAGACCACAAAGAAGCACTTGAATTTGGGGTAAGAATACTGACGGTCTATTCTTTACAAGCAGAGGGCGGAGGCGATGTATAGCGTAGAATGCTTGGAGCGCGGGAAATGGGTGGTTAAATGCAAAACCACCCACATAGATAAAACACAATTCAAGTCGATTGCAAATTGCGATCAATACCAATACCGGATAATGAAAGACGGTAAAGACATAACTGAAAGGTACAAAAAGGATAGGAAGGTGTGCAAAAATAATAATTGAGAGAAAGTGGGCGATGCCAAACAAATGGACATTCACAATAAAGCCGATAAAAGAACTCTTAAAAGAAGAAATTACAGATGGCTTATGGATAGACCCATTTGCAGGAGAGCATAGCCCAGCAGAAATAACGAACGACTTAAACCCAGACCGACCTACTACATACCACATGAACGCATTGGATTTTCTGAAAACATTTGAGGACAGCTCTGTAGACGGAGTTCTTTACGACCCGCCGTACTCACCCAGACAAGTCAAAGAGTGCTATGAGGGGATAGGCTCAGAAGTTAAGTGGGACGGCAGAACAACCTTTTGGAGCGAAACAAAAGATGAGGTTGCAAGGGTATTGAAACGTGGAGGAAAAGCGATTTGTTTCGGATGGAGCAGCATGGGGTGTGGAAAATCAAGAGGGTTTGAGATGAATAGAATATTGCTTGTCCCACACGGCAGCACAAAGAATGACACCATATGTACGGTTGAGATTAAAAGCGGCAATAATACATAATACCATATCAATTAAGTGATTGGTGAAAAAGAACGGAGGAAGATAATAAATGGCAATGGAAGTAATAAAACGAAAATGTGATGGCATCACAAAAGAAACAATACAACGAATAAAGACAGACGCGCCACAGATTGCATATAACTCAGAAGGTCGAATTACTGTGCGGATTCCTCAGCATAACGGGGATGTATTGGTGGTGTTTGACAGGCCGCTGTCACGGGAAATGATAAGATTTATGAAGTCCGGTATCGCAGAGTTGCCACACACCTCGGCTTGGTGCGCCAGATGCTCGCAGGAGTTTAATGAGGGACTTCCGTTTTGAGTTCATTAGGTATTACTAAAAAGCAAAACACACGAATCCTCGACGCCTGTTGTGGAAGCCGGATGTTCTGGTTCGATAGAGAAAACCCTGACACGACTTATATGGACATACGAGATTTTGAAGATACTCTTTGCGACGGTCGAACGCTCACCGTTCACCCTGACATCGTGGCCGACTTTCGGGACATTCCATTTGAGGATGAATCATTCTCTCTTGTCGTGTTCGACCCGCCGCATTTGAAAAGCGTTGGTGAGACAAGCTGGATGGCAAAGAAATACGGGAAGCTGTCTGATTGCTGGCAGGACGATTTAATGAAGGGGTTTTCAGAATGCTTCAGGGTACTCAAGCAGGATGGCGTTTTGGTTTTCAAGTGGAACGAAGACCAAATCAAAGCAGCGGAGGTTTTGAAGTTGGTTCCGTATAAGCCGCTGTTTGGGGATAGACGGAGTAAGACGCATTGGATGGTTTTCATGAAACCAAACAATAAACATAGAATCCTTGTTTGATATCTATTTTCTCTTTAGCTGAACGCTTAGATTCCCGTCTTCGTCTATTTCAATACTCAATGGTTTCACATACTTCTTGTAAAATTGCGCCTTCTCAGCTTCGGACATATCTGTGCGGGTTGTGTTGTGTGCTGCATCTACTATATCTTTAATATTCACCTGTAAGGCATTGGTGAGAGTGTCTTGTATCTCTTTTAGCAAAGCGGCGATTTTAATATCATTGCTGGAACCGGAGTAAAAATCATCTATAAAACAATAAAAAACACCGGCGTTAAAAAGAGCGTTCTTCATATCAGGACCGGTCTTTTCGTATTCAAGCATCACTAAAAATTTGGCTTCTGGAATCGATGAAATTAAACCCCAATAATCAGAGTCGCTTGAAAATAACACAAAAGAATCAACATTATTCTGATAAAACTCTCTGCACGTGCCGGCAGTTAACTTGATGTCTACCAAAGACTTATTATCTTTAACTCTTTCGATGAGGATATGTTCAACCGCAATGTCAGTGTATGATTCAAGTATTCGCCAAGTAGATACCGTGTTGACATCATCAAAGAGGATAATTTTACTTACTTTCTGAGCGTATTCTGGGGCAAGACCACGCAATGAGGCGCACAGCTTATACGGGTCAGAATTTTCGCAATCGACAACGAAGACAATGTTTTTAGCGGTTTCTATGAAGTTATATATACCGTCTTTAGTATTCGAACTAATATCTGAAACTTTGCTGTCATCAATGAATATATCGTTATTCCATAAATAAAGGAGCGTGACAAACTTTTTATCATTATACAAAATATTCCCTTGATCTGACGGATGCCAATTAATGTATGCCTGATAAGGGTAAGCGCTATAATTTTCGAAATACAAATTGCCAGCTGCCTTGATACCTTCTTCTGTTAATCCGTTGGGCATTATAAATAAGTTCTTAATATACGACCAGTTTACCCATATAGGAAACAATTCTTTACAGTTGTTTATTCTATCTGAAATGATTTTATTCAAATCAATTACAAAAAAGGTGAGTTTTTGGTTCGTCTTTAATTGAATACCATCAGATGAGAGTTGATGAAGAGATTCTACTGGCATCAACTCCGGCATCATACTTAAAGTCTTGTGGTTATAGATTTGCGCGTTAATTATTTTACTGAAATTACGCTCAATAGCTGTTCTCAAACGACATAGGTTACGTATTATCCGCGCCCTGCTATCGTTTTCAAGTTCGACAAAAATATCTAGTAAAGGCGGTTGTTGCTCATTTTCAAAAACATTTTGTTGGACTCCGATTAAGTAGGCAACTCTTGAAATTATGTTGTAGGTATGGTTTTTCCAGTAATTGGGCGTTGACGGATAGAGAGGCAAATCAGTGTTTGCATCGGCAATTTCATGGGTTATCAATATAAACAACTCCTAATCAAAAATATGTCAGTTAATAATACCACAAAGAAAGGTGTGACGCAATGCCAATGACAAAGAATTTGTCCGCGAAGAAAGAGGTGGTACATAATCGAAGCGATACGAGAGAAGGATTGGACGGGCAATCAGAATAGCGTCTTCAAAACGCTCGGAGCGTCTAATCATACAGACAGAAAAAGAGAGCAAGACGACTTCTACGCAACAGACCCCGCAGCCATCGACGTGCTGTGCGGCGTTGAGAAGTTTGACGGTCGAATATGGGAGTGTGCTTGCGGAGAAGGACATCTGTCCAAAAGACTGACAGAACATAGATACGATGTGATAAGCTCGGATTTAATTGACAGAGGGTATGGAACAGGCGGCATTGACTTTCTAAAGTATGACAAGCCTTTCAACGGGAATATAATCACCAACCCGCCGTACAAGTACGCTAAGGAGTTTATCGAGAAGGCTCTTGAGTTGGTTCCTGATGGGAAGAAGGTGGCGATGTTTCTTAAGATTCAGTTTCTTGAGGGTAAAGCTCGCAAGGCATTGTTTAAGAAATATCCGCCGAAGATGATATATATTTCGAGTTCAAGGCTTGTGTGTGCGAAGAACGCACGGTTTGATGAGGCCGTAAACGCCGTAGCTTATGCGTGGTACATATGGGAAAAGGGATATAAAGGTTCAACGCGGTTGGACTGGGTAAATTAAAAGGAAGGAGAATAGTAGATGAGTAAATACAAAGTTGGCGACAAGGTTCGTGTTAGGTCTGACCTTGTTGTTGATGAGACATATGGTAGTAATACTTTTGTGTGTGGTATGAAAGCGGCGTTGGGTAAAAAAGTGACAATTAGTACCGTATTCAACGACGCATATAGAGTTGATGAATTTGATTATACTTGGACGGACGAAATGTTCGAAAATACAATAACACAAACTAAGGAGGAAAAAGAAATGGGTAAATATAGAACACAGGGCATAGTAGAGCTTTGGGCTTCAAAGCGGAAGGAAGTATTAAGGCAGGAATCGTATGCGAAAAAGAGATTATTGGAAAACACTGATGTCAAGTACGCTAAGCTGGTCGCGGCAGTTGCTTCGATAAATGAAACTTGTCAAACTAGGCAAAAATGTAAAGAGGAGCTTACCGTTGACCATATTGTGAGAATGCTAGATTTGGATTTGAGAAAAGACATACTTTCGGATTGTATCGTAGACAAGTTAAAAGCGCTCGTTGAAGAATACGAAAAGGGCGTTCAGGCTATTTGCGACGACGTAAAACCCCTTGGGGCCCTTCTCTCCGCTTGCGAAACATACGAGCAGGAAATGGATATATTACGCACGAAGGGCATAGTAGACGAACAGTACAACATCAAGCCGTAGGTTGATAATCACAATAGCCGGGTAGCCAAAGATATAGGCAGAGGAAGACAATACTCCGTCCCCGAACGGCGGGTAATCGCCTGTGGCGGCGTTCCTCGGAATGTCGCAGCAGCTCCAATAGGAGCCGCGCACACAGGTTAAACCGCGCAGGGATTTTGCCGTAGGTGTGAAGCCTTGCCCCGGCTTAATGAATGAGAAAGGAAATAGTATGAGTTATTGCGCATACATAACGAGAATAAAGAATATTAGAACCCATACAAACGCAGATAGATTACTGGTTGGTCAGTGCTTTGGCAACAGCGTTATTGTTGGTCTTTCGACAGAGGAAGGAGAGCTTGGAATTTACTTCCCGACTGACGGAAGACTCTGTGTCGAATACTGCGAAGAAAATAATCTGCTACGGAAGAAAGACGAGTGCGGAAACCAAGTAGGAGGTTTTCTCGATCCGGAAAAACGAAAGATTCAGGCGATAAAGCTGAGAGGCGAACAGTCAGACGGGCTGTTTATGCCGCTGAAATCTCTCGAAAAATTTGCGGATGTTGCTACCCTTAAAGAAGGAGACACAATTACCATACTTGACGGATTGAGAATTTGTGAGAAATATATTCCGCGAGGTCATAATCGAGCAAGACAGAGTAGCGGTAATGGGAAGGTGGCTGCTAAACGGGTTGATAAAACAAGCTTTCCGATATTCTATGAGCATAGCGACACCTCTCAGCTTGCGTACAATACCAACCAGTTTAGAGTTGGCGACATATGCGAAATCACGTTAAAAATGCACGGCACCAGTCAGCGCACTAGCCATACGATTAAAGAGAAGGCAAAGGCGCTTCCGTATTGGTTGTACAAGACTACACAGGCATTAGGTCTAAAACCCAGAGACAAAAAGACATGGGAATATATTTCAGGGACTCGGAGAGTAGTTCTGAAAAACATGGAAGGCGGATACTACGGAAGCAACGCCTTCAGACAGCAACACCATGATAAGTTCGTCGGGAAACTTCAGAAGGGCGAAACAGTCTATTATGAGGTGGTCGGGTTTGTAGATAATGGCACGCCGATAATGAGTGATTGCGCGAATAAGAAGACTAGCGACAAGGAGTTTGTCAAACTGTACGGCGACACTACGCGCTTCAGTTACGGATGCGGAGCGACCGAGAGTGATATTTACGTATACCGGATGACGATAACGAATGAGGATGGTTACACCGTTGAATACCCGTATGACTTGGTAAAGGTGCGTTGCGAGCAGATGGGTGTTAAATACTGTCCTGAGTATGAGCGTTTCATTTTTAGTACAGTTGAAGATCTTATGGAGCGTGTCGAGAAATATTACGACGGGGTTGACCCAATAGGAAAAAGCCATGTAAAAGAAGGCGTCGTCGTCAGGATTGCCAATCGCGAGAAATTTACAGCATACAAGCATAAAAACTGGCACTTCAAGGTGTTGGAGGGCATTATTAAGGATGCGGCAGTAGTAGCTGACATGGAAGAGGCTCAAGAACTGCTTGAAGAGGCGGTATGAGAAAACATCATGTTTTAAACAAGACTGGGCATAATAATTAACGGAGGTGGCTTTGCAATGACATATAAGCAAAAGTATAAAAACGGGTTCTATAATATTTCAATCTCCGCAAACACTCCAAGCCAACAAGCCATTCAGGATTTTAATAAAGAGCTGGCAAAGCTATACTACAAATATTGTGAAAATACGGTAATACCCCGAGTCGAACTTCCACGACCTAGTCTAGCGTCGTAG